AAGAAGATCCCGAAACTGGCGAATTGGTAATGCCATTGCCTGACGATGCTCTACAGCAAGCAGGATTTAAAGAAGGCGATATTTTAGTTTGGAAAGATCTTGGTAACGGATCATTTGAACTAAGAAAAAAGGTTGACAATCAAGATACAAAGGATGTAAAATAAAACAATGAGCAAAATCAAGATAGCAGAACTATTTTATTCAATTCAAGGCGAAGGACGCTATATGGGTGTACCTTCGGTCTTCTTGCGTACTTTTGGTTGTAACTTTAAGTGCGCAGGCTTTGGTATGCCTAAAGGAGAACTCAGCAATGAAGCAGATAATATTGACCCATCTCTTTACACCGAGTACAAATCGCTTCCTTTGGTGTCTACAGGTTGTGATAGTTACGCTAGTTGGGATCCTCGCTTTAAGCATCTTTCTCCCGTTTTGGATACTGATGCGATTGCCGATGCTATTGTGGATACGTTACCTTACAAAGAATGGCGCGACGAACATCTCGTGATTACAGGCGGTGAGCCGTTGCTAGGTTGGCAACGTGCTTACCCAGACTTGCTACGTCATCCTAAGATGGCAGGTCTCAAGGAAATCACTTTTGAAACAAATGGCACTCAGCCGCTAACTGAAGAATTCGCAGAGTATTTGTTAGAATGGTTGATGCCTCATCCAGAATATCACAAAGAAATCACATTCAGTGTCAGTGCTAAACTAAGTTGCTCTGGTGAAGCAAGACATGAAGCTATTCGGCCAGATGTAGTTTGTAACTACGAAACTCTAGGATATACATATCTTAAATTTGTTGTGGCTACAGAAGAAGACGCAGAAGAAGCTATCGAAACAGTAGACCTTTACAGAGCAGAAGGATTTACAGGACCGGTGTATTTGATGCCTGTAGGCGGTGTAGAAAGTGTTTATACATTGAATAATCGCCGTGTAGCAGAGCTAGCAATGAAGAACGGTTTACGTTATAGCGACAGATTACAAGTGCCGTTATTTAAAAATGAATGGGGTACATAATGAAAGATTGGTTAAAGAAAATCACAGGTATTAAACAATTAGAAGAAGAAAAAGCTCGTGCCGAACAAGAACGCACCGAAGCACTTGCTCGTGCGGCTGAAGCGCAGGCTAAAGAGGAAGAAGCTAAACTAACTCCTAAAGAACGTGCTACCAAAAAAGGCGAGCCTTGGGTAGCTGTGCTGGATACTAAAGTAAACAAAGATAATATACGTAACGGTTTTTTTGAGCTTGACTGGAATGAACAATTCATAGTACAATTAAAGCAAGAAGGATACGGATTTGACGGCGACCTTGATGAAGAAATCGTAGATCGTTGGTTCAAAGATATCGTTCGAAACATGCTAGCCGACGAAGGACAAGATACTACTCGTGGGGCTGGTTATATCAATGTTGTTCCTATTACTAAAGAAAAGTCTGCTATTTCATGAACTATATCTTGGTAGATACAGCTAACACTTTTTTCCGTGCTAGACATGTTATCAGAGGTGATGCTGATATTAAAATTGGCATGGCTTTTCATATCACTTTTAACAGTATCAAGAAAGCATGGAAAGACTTTAATGGTAGCCATGTTATTTTCTGTTTAGAAGGTCGTAGCTGGCGTAAGGACTATTACGAGCCATATAAGCGTAATAGAGCAGAAAGTCGTGCTGCGCTAACTGCGTCCGAACAAGAAGAAGATAAATTGTTTTGGGAAGCGTTTGACACGTTTAAAGAATTTATTTCAGATAAAACAAACTGTACAGTATTACATAATCCAAGGTTAGAAGCAGATGATCTCATCGCTGGTTTTATTCAAAATCATCCTAACGATAACCATATTATTATTTCTACAGACAGTGATTTCGAACAGATGATCGCCTCGAATGTAAAACAATACAACGGTGTAAGCGAAGTTACTATTTCACATGACGGATACTTTGACAGCAAAGGTAATAGAGTTAAAGACAAAAAGACAGGTGAAGATAAGGCACCGCCTGATCCACAATGGTTGCTTTTCGAAAAGTGTATGCGAGGAGACACATCTGACAATGTCTTTAGTGCTTATCCGGGTGTGCGCACAAAAGGCACAAAAAGTAAAGTCGGTCTGCTAGAAGCATTCGAAGATCGTAACAGTAAAGGATTTTCGTGGAATAACCTCATGCTACAACGTTGGGTAGACCACGAAGGAAAAGAACACAGAGTTTTGGAAGACTATGAGCGAAATCGTAGACTTATAGATCTTTCATATCAACCTGATGATATCAAAGCCATCATCAAAGAAACTATCGATCAAGCTATTGCTGCCGATAAAAATATCAGTCAGGTTGGAATTAGGTTGATGAAGTTTTGTAATCTGTATGATCTTAAAAAGATCGCAGATCAAGCCAACCTATATGCTGAACCACTCAATGCGAGGTACACACAATGACAGAATTACATGCTAAACCAATTATCGAAAATAAGTTTTGGATAGTCGAAAAAGATGGCAATAGATTTGCTACACTAAGAAAGAACGAAGATGATCGTTTTGTTCTTAGCAATGAGTCAGGTGTAAAAATCTATCCTAGTAAAGAAAGCCTAACTAAACAGTTTGGTAAAGATTTTTTTATCGCCAAGATTGTCAAGGAATCTAGAGATTCAGAAGAAAACGAAGTACATGGTTTTCCAACTAGCGTCAAGCCACATAACGCCATGTTTGACATACAACGTAAACTACCACTGTTTACCAAAAGTGGCGACAGCAAGAGTTTATACTGTTCTGGCTACTATGTGATCCGATTCGATAAAGGTTGGGTCAAAAGTTTCTGTCCCAAGTTAATTACTTTACAAAGATACGAGTATAAAGGTCCATTCAAGACAGAACTGGAAATGAGACAGGTATTAGCAAATGTCTCAAAATAAACTACCCGATACCTTTCCTTCTGTAGAAAGATTCATACAGCGTACCATACAAGCTGAAAAGACTAATCAGCGAGAGATTCGCATGACTCTAGAAGAAGCTAAGGATATAGTAACTGATCTTAGTATCTTGACTAGTAAATTGGGTAAACACATAAAAGAAATACACGAAAAGCTGGATAAAATAGCTGTACAAAGCAATCAAGTGTCTATTAATATGGACGGGGGAACTTTTTAACGGCATAAATATATGCGTGTATTATAAATCGAGAAACGCATGAGTAGACCAAAACCCAAGATACTTTTAGAGTATGCTAATAAAGAAAACTATAAGGTAGAACAGGTTCTTGAAGCTGAAGCTATCTGGGCGGTCTTTTATAAAGGAAACCCCTTCAATTTAAAGAGCGGTAGTTTGGTAGCCAGTTATCCAGGACCAAAATACAAGAAGGTAAGTTTTTCTAATCCAGGACACGCTCACAACCTTGCCAAGAAACTGAACAAGATGTTTAAGTCTACCGACTTCCAAGTTGTTAAACTAACATCCGGTGAAATTCTTGGCAAACAATGAACAAAGATAGATATACCAAAATATTTCTAACTGCGGCTGATTTAGTTTCAGACGATGAAGCCGTAAAGGCAAAAAGAACAGAATGGTGGTATAATAATCGAGATCAAGGTGGCCTAAGATTGACAGAAGCAGGGTTGGATTTTGTCATAGAAAAAGCTAAAATAAAAACATACAACATCAAGTTCCCAGGAACATTTTCAATCACTCCACAAATCTTAGTATGGTTAGATCGTTTCATAGACTGTCCATTTTATCTAACAAAAAAAGACATAACTGTGCTATCAGAAAAATCAGCATTTGAATTATATCTATTTTCAGGCGATGTTAAAAAAATGGGATATTCGAAAGCTCTAGCCAAAAGATTAAGCCAAGAATCCCTAGAACAATAAACATAGGATTTAAATATATCATGATGATAGAGCTCAACCCCCTGAATGTCATACAGGAAAGAAAACTTTCTTGGTGTCCTCCGCATTTTAAAACTGCGAAAATAAAAAGCCAAGACACTGGTTGGTGGGCTCTTGGCACGCCAGCCAACGATCTAGAAGACTGGATTACATTCAGATTACAGGGAAGATATTGTATCATAAACACACCGACAGAATCAGGGGAGCAATCCACTTTTGTTGGTTTTGAAGATGAAAAAGAACTAACATACTTTATGTTGGCTTGCCCACACATTTAAGGAGATAAAAATGGCAGAAGAAAATAATACACAGACTAACGAAGCACAGGCCACTCAGCCTACCAATCAATCGGCTGCGCCTGACTTAACTATCAACGATCTCAATGCTGTACGCACCATCCTGGATGTTGCTACTTCGAGAGGTGCTTTTAAAGCGAACGAATTAGAAGCCGTTGGTAAAGTTTATAACAAATTAAACAGCTTCTTGGAAAGTGTAACACCAGCTACACCTAATCAAGCAGCACCACAAACCCAAGGATAATATCATGACCACAGCACTAAAACACGTGGGGCGATTAAAAGATACAAAACAAAAGGTCCTAGTAGTGTTTAAGACCATTCCAGACGATTTCTATAATTGTTTGGTAGCTAGTACATCTAACTTTAATGACGAAGATCATAATTCTATCATGACCGTCGTAGAAAGCACACAAGGACAAGATGCTTTTGAATTAGGTGAAGTACTAGCCAATCGTTATTTTAGAGATGGCAGACCCATGCTGGCTTCTCTACATCAAGATGGCAAGTTAGTCAAGATTCCTACAAGTAGGATAGAAATGACTCCGACTACTACCGATGTGATCAATTTAGATGAACTAAATGTTATGATCGCAGAACAAAGAGGAACACCAGTTCCTAATAAAGGAGTAGAAGTACAAGAATTAGCCAGAGTACAAGACATACCAAATACTGCCGATAGCGCACAACCGTTGTCTGATAAAGACCTAGCACGTTCTTATCGCAGTCAAGCTGATGCTATGTATAAAGAAGCAGCCAGACTACGCAAACAAGCAGACGAATTAGATCCGCCTGCTAAGAAAACTGTCAAAGCTAAAGAAGAAGTAAGTGCCTAAAAAATTTTTTAAGCCGCCCGCAGATGTCGTCAAGGAGTGGCCCGAAATATTCGAAGATATGTATATGAGCAGCATGCCTGTAAAATACATACGGGGAGTCGAAATAACATTCGACGACGGAAGAGTTTGGGCCATAGACATCTCAGAACAGTTAGATTTAAGAGATGAAAAAGAAATCTTAGATAAGCTATTTGCTGCTTTCAAAGACTATCAAGAAGAAATACTAACTGTTAATTTCCAAGTCGATATTTCAAAATTGAAAACCGACGTAATAGATTCAACGAAAGGCCTATTGGACGACAAATGAATGTTAAACTGGTTTCCTATTCTCAACCAACAGCAGAGTTTGCGAACATGGGCATCTCGGATGCGCAGGAACTCATTGCGTACTGCGCCCGTGTGTCCAACCCAAGCAATCAATTTAACACCGAGACATCAGAAAAACTCATCAGATACTTGGTCAAACACGCACACTGGAGCCCACTCGAAATGGTCTCAGCCTGCGTTGAAATCACAACCACCCGGGACATTGCCAGACAGATCTTGCGACACAGAAGTTTCAGTTTCCAAGAATTCAGTCAACGCTATGCTGACCCAACTAAAGATCTTAAATTCGTTACAAGAGAAGCTAGACTCCAAGACGACAAAAACAGACAGAATAGTATCGAAGCAGATGATCCAGAGTTACAAGCATGGTGGGATGCCAAACAAAAATGGGTCATTGAACAAGCTCGCATAGCCTACGAAGAAGCTATCAATAAGGGCATGGCAAAAGAACAGGCTAGAGCAGTATTGCCAGAAGGTCTGATTGAAAGTAGGCTATATATGAATGGAACCTTGCGCAGTTGGGTACATTTTATAGAATTGCGTTCAGGTAACGGAACTCAAAAAGAACATAGAGAAATAGCCAAAATGTGTGCTCAGGTTATTGCTCAAGTGTTTCCAATGAGTGTACAATATATACAAGATTAACTTTAAGGAGAATATCTCTATGTTAGCAACAGGTACATATAGAAGTGCGGATGCCATTAACTCTGCTATGTTGAGAGTCTACAATCACATGCTCAGTGCTGTTGTGATTTCTGGACTGACTGCCGCAGGTGTTGCCAGTTCACCCGCATTATTGTCTTTCTTTTTTACAGGCCCAATGATGTGGGTTACACTATTCCTGCCGTTGGTTTGTATCTTAGGATTTGCCTTTGCTCAAGAAAATTTGAGCAAGACAGGACTACAACTATTCCTAATGGCATTTGCTGCTCTTATGGGGCTTAGCCTTAGTGCTATGTTTGCTGTGTTCACTTTAGGTTCAGTAGTCAGCGCATTTTTAGGATCGGCGGTTCTGTTTGGTACCATGAGCTTTTATGGTTACTTTACTAAACGCAGTTTAGAAAGTTTAGGCCAGTTTATGTTTATTGGTTTGATCGCTATCGTTATCGCAAGCATTGTCAATATCTTTATCGGTTCATCAGTAATGACCATGGTGATTTCAGCATTGGCAATCATTATATTCTTAGGTTTAACAGCCTATGACACACAACAAATTCGTGAAATGGTAACTATTGATTCCGACACCGGACGAGAAGAAGTATTAGGTGCGTTGACACTATACATGGACTTTATCAATCTGTTTATCAATCTATTACAGATTATTGGTGTTAAACGGGATTAAGTTTTTTACAGTAAAAATAAAATTCTGCCAATTCGGGGAACGTTTCTAAAAAATTCGTTCCCCGTCTCTTATCATGTTCATCGACAAAGGCTACAAAATCTTTTCTATTTCTATCCTGTAGTCCATCCATTCTGCTACTGAATATAGAATATAGACGTTCTAGTTTCTGTATCTCGCTTTTATAAAATCCGACAGAATTGTCACCTTTAGAAACAGTATTAGCTTTCATGAAAGCGATTTGTTCATTGATCATAGACATGATATCTTTGGTCAAGATACCTACTGTTTGATGAGGAGGATTATTC